ACAAAACAATACAATACAAGAAAGGTGTGGGGTTTTTGCAGATACCCCACGAAACTGTAGTCAAAGATTACGTGCCAGTAGACACCGTAGCCGATTCAACAGGGTTGACTGAAACATCAGCCAAAACAACGTGAATACGGAAACGTAGTGCGCTTTCACCAGTTGATCCACCATCAATAAGAAGTGCATCAATAGTGTCAGCAGTAGTAACCATACGCGCATTAGCGTTGGTTGCACCTACGGCAGCTTCCAGGAATGGAGTGAAACCAGCAGCACAAGCGGAACCGTCAACAAAACAGTCCACATCACCACCTGTCCAACCAATATCCATAGTAATCTGACCGTTACCACGTGCTTCTAGAACTTCTAGACACCCGGCAACAATCATGGTATCGGCAGGAACATCAATCATTTGAATGACGTCCGCACCAGTACCACCGTCAGCAGTATCCCAGACGGGAGACGTAACGACATAAGGAACAGCAGCATTGGAAGGATGTCCAACAGTGCCACCGCCCGTAACAGTACGATTATAAGTAGCCATTGTTCATTCCCTCCTTATGTATCCAAGTCCATCAAGCCTTTGAATACGCCTTTGTAGCCAGTACCTGATCCACGAATAACCTTACGTCCAAATACGTGAAGACCACGTACAATGTCAGCAAAGCTGTTCGGGTCACGAATGACTTCCGTTTTAGCGATATGCGAAGCAGTAACAACTGCAGACATATGACCAAACAGAATCAAGGTGTGTCCAGAGGTTGCGGAGTCGTTGAAGACGTGCGTTGCAGCGGAGCCAGTAGTACTGACACCGATTGCATTGGACTGATACAGATCAAAGCCGTGAAGCTGTTGATTCGTAACTTTGCCGTTCAACAGCGGCGATGACCCGCCACCAGTGACCGACATATCCATAATTTTAGAAGACGCGCCACGAAGCACTTCGTAGAAACCGGGCGCTGCTACGAGCCACCGATTTTCTTCTGGTACATCGTTCTTGTCTAGTTCCGCTGCAGCTTGTGCTACCAGATCGGCAATCTCGTCGCCGGTGTTAGCAGAAGTTGTTTGCGTTGCCAGAGTACCCGAAGGAGTAGCCGCATTGTCCGCAATATTCTTCAGAACATTGTAGTCGTAGGCTTTCTTCAAAGTGTACGCACCAGACGATGTGGCAAGTGCCTCAAAGTTTAGGTGACTATGGCGTTCTTCGATATCATCGACCTTAAAGGCAAAGTAGTTGCCTTGGTCAACCACCAACTGAATTTGGTCATCTGCCAAAGCTTCAGTGTTCACGGTGCTACCACGTTGGTAAGCATTGACCGTGATGGTCGGTTCTTTAATGATATTAACAGTATCCCCGAAGTTCTCAATTTCTCCAGCGTAGTCGGTATTGGTGATAGCTTCCGCTACCGAAGCACGACGAAAGAATTTGAGGACTTTTTGAGAATAAACGACGGGTACGAAATTACCTGACGGTAGATTACCGTACCCTGCAGCAGTAGTAAATGCCATGATAATATCTCCTTTATATCATAGACGAGTGCTGTTTTATCCTACGGAGTCCATGACTCGACCTTCTCGTACGGCTTTGTCGATTTCTTTTTCGACCAGTTCGTACTCGTTAGGTTTGAGTCTAGAAATCTCCTGAATAGACCAAATCTTTTTATCATCTTGAAACTGTTCTAGAGACATCTTAGAGTTTGTCCTAGTTACTGCTTGTGCAGCGTCATTCCTTCGCTGATTAGATTGTGGTCCTTTAGTTGACTTAGACTTGTTACGAGGTTTAGACGTCTTAATATTATTATCCGCCTTAAACAAATCAATAACTCTAGCGGCCCATTTAACATCTGTGTTATTCTTATAGATGCCATCAGCAATGCTAGCAGGTTGTTCGTCAAGCCAACTCAGAAACACATCACTTTCCTTGAGAACTTCAAAGTCAGGATGGAGATTCATGAGTTGTTTTGCGGCAGTTTGAACAACAGCTTCTTGTTCTTTTACACGCAGATCATGAAGTCTCTCTTCAATGTCTCGTACACGTTCGTTAGCTTGTAGTGAAGAAATGGTTTCAACAACATCGTAAACATCAGGATACTTTTCCTTGAACTCGCTTAACTCTTCTTCGGTCTTGGGCAACTCTTGTATATCATGTTTTTTTGCCTCTACAGAAAGTTTAGCACTAAGCAGTTCTTTCTCTTGTTTCCATTCGTTCAACTTATTATCATAATGACGTTTTAAATCATCATAACGTTTCTTGAAGTTGTGAGTCTGTTCTTCACCTCTCTTAGAAGCTAGACCCTCAGTCTGAGCAAGTTGTTGACGAGTAGCCTCTACGGGGTCGTCAATGTTATCTGCATCTTCTTCTTCGTTAAACTGTGGTTCTTCTAAGTTACGCCTGTAATCATTCTGATACGGGGTAGGTTCTAGTTCCGTTTCGTTTTCCTCATTTAAGTTTTCGTCAATCATTCTTACCTCTCCTTCTATTGGGGCTACACAGTGTGTAGGTTGCCATCGGTAGGTGTGTTATACGACGGTGCCGCTATTGCAGGTGGCCGTCTACGCTAGAAACAACTTGTAAAATTCTTCATTACGTTGTTTCAATTCCTTTTTTGCGCCAAATCCATCAGTGTAATAACGTTTGTATTCAGCGCACATTACCTCCATATTGTTGCCGCAAACTGCACCTACAAACTTAGGAAAGCTTTTTAGTCCGTAGCTTCCAAGGTTGTAGGCGAAGTCAATCAGCATCTCCTGACCGTTCTGTGACAGGTCATCAAAGTTTTCGTTAAAGTGAGACAGTAGAATGTTTCTGGCACCGCTCTCAGCTGTGTGCAGGTCTTCAATGAGAAGTTGTTCTACTTCATCGTCGGTTAGACCGTTGTTTGCCATCTCTACTTCAGAGTCTAAAAGTTTATGTCCATAGGCAATAGTATCATTGCCCCCTTCTGGAGAATGGTGTGGAAACCAAAGTTGTTTTTCTTCGTTCCAACCAATCTTAGAACCATTCTCTACGTATTTAAGAAAATCAATAAACTGGTCTGTAGGCATCAAACTAATTTCTCATCTGTGCGTTGTTTACCAATAAAAGATTTTTCATATCCTTTAAGAATATTAACAGCATCTTCTGCATTCTGTCTCATTTGAGATACGTTTGCTGGATTGATATCTTTTGCTTGAAAACCTAGACCTTCGTGTATTTCTCCACCATGCTTATAACCCATAGGTGCAGACAGACCTTGTTGTGTTCTCTTTCCGTCCGGTGTGACCATTGCAGGTTGCTGTGCTTGTACGCGCTTTGACTCTGAACCTTCAGGTTTATCTTGTTCCAGTATTTCTGCATCCTGATCTTTAGATAACACAAATCCACCTTTCTGCATCATTGGCGGCATTGCTTCCATGGGAGCCGCTTGCGGAGGTGGTGGCGGTGGCATAGGTGGCATCATGCCTTCTTCGCCCATTGGCATCATTTCAGGTGGTGCGTCCATCATGGGTGGCGGTGCGCCAAGAAAACTTTCATCCATTTGAGGACCGACAGGAGCGGCAGCTTCTTGTTGAGCGGCAGCGTCACCTTCACCACGTTCTTGTAATTCTTGTCTAAATGCTAGACCTTCATCACGAATTTTATCTAGATATTTCTGTCCTCCACCAAAGAATGGAACAAGACCTTTGGGAATAACATACTCATAGTTACTGATCTTAATTGGAACGTCATCTTCAGGATCAATGTTAGCAGCAGACAGATCGACATTGTTTTTCTGTGCTAGTTTGATTGCTTCCTTTGCATAACGGTTTAGTTGGTTAATGCCGTATAGAAGTACAGTTTCATAAGGCAATACGTAGTCACCGTCATTAGCCTCTTGCGGAATATCGTCAGCTACAGACTCGTTACCACCTTCCTGTGGTGGCATAGCTTCTGGTTCGTTGACCATACCCAGACTTGCCATCTCTGGATTTTCTGCAAAGCCAGCTTCTACTGGACCACCTTCTTGTTTTAGATCAAAATCTTTTGTATATAGTCCCATTGTACGTTGTTCCTTTAATTTAATATAGATATGTCTGCAGGTTTAAGCCAGTTACGTTTAATCATTAAACCTACTACATAACTTGGAGTGTCAATTAACGTAGCCCTATATATTCTACCTAACCAACTACGTTTTATTCCTTTCATCTCAGCCACAATATCGTCAGTACGTTTATTAGCTATATGTGAAAGAACTTTAGCAATTAATTTATTAGAAGGCATCATGGACACTAACTTGTAATAAAGTTTATGATATCCTAGTTGGTGTTCTGGTGTAAGATAACGGTTTGAGTAAAGTAGCCATTGTTTAGCACGATAATTACCAAGACCGTACATACGGTTCATCATTGTACAGATTATTTTATCACTATGAGGGTCGCCTGACTCAGCAGTTTCAGAATAACCTCCATCTACGGCATCAGGACCGATCAATCCTGCTGCAACAGCCCCTTGGTTTGCTTCGACAGAAGTTCTAGAGTCACGAGATTGTTCGGCTACCGAAGGATTTTCAGCTTCATACTCCTGTTTTGCTTTATTTGCGTAATCTGCATATGTATCGTGCAAAACATCGTAAGCCATTTGTCCCCTTGTTGTAGCTATACCATGCATAGCTACCCCTTTCATATACCCTCCTTGAACCACTTCTCTTCCATCTTTATTTACAGCTACGCCCCAGAAGTCATTAGGATTAGTTTTTGCAAAACCATAAACCTGTGTAGGAGTTTCTACTGTACTGCCACCTTTGCCCCAATAATCGTCTGAAACTAGTCCCGATCTTCCTATCTGACCGTGACCTTCGCTTAATACACCTTGAAGTATTGTAAGAGGTATACTTAGTTCCATTGGAAGTGCTAAACCAAGTAAAGCTTTAGGATCACCTGCTCTTTTCCCTATGGCAGAACCGAGCAATGCGAAATCATTTTGAACACGTTCCCAACCTATGGCATCTGGATTAAGACCCAGTGCTAAAGTCTGTTCAATTCTTGTTTGTTCCAAGTGCTGTGCAAACGGGTCTTCGTAAAAATCAACGTCAGTGCCTGATCCTTCATGCAGATCGACCGCCTCTTGAACTTGTCTTGCTACGTTTTGTGTACCAGAAGTAACAGTTGTTTCAGGTTCTGTAGCAGCAGTTTCAGTAACACCTGTTTCCATTGCAGGTGTTTCAGGAGTGAGTGGTTGTGTAAAGAACTGTGATCCACCAGCGGGAAGAGAACCTGCTTGAGTGGCTGTACGATAAAAAGTACTAGCAGGTATGTTCTTGGGTACTTCAGGTAGTCCTTCTCCCGGCTGTAACTCTATACCCTCTGAAATCTTCTCAAACACATTCTTCCAAGATAGCTGATTACTTTGTTGAGAAGTTATTGGCGTAATCGTTCCCGGTTGTATA